ACTAAAATGAGGCTCTTTAGAAGCGTAGTCTGTAATTTCCATAGCCTCTAACTCTTTATTACCTATTAAACGTAACATATCAAGATAGAATGCACCTGGATCTCCTTCGTATAACTTCTCTTCTCCTTGTCTAAAGAAAGATACCTTAGCTTCTGCACCAATGCATGCGCTAATATCCTTAGCTACCTGATTTTCGTAGTTTTCGATAGCTTGCGGAATAGTATTTCCCATCTTACACATATCAAACGTATTTAGGTAAAGCTTAAAAGATTTAGACTCTACCATAAATTCAGAACTAGCAGGACATACTATTTTTAAAGTACCTGCCATCGGTAATCCATTATCTAATAAAAAGGTTGCTTCATGGCAATGCCACGTATCATAACCTACAAACTCTTCTCCTGTAATACCCCAATCTTGACGTGCAAGAATACGTGGCATAGGATTTAGTTGATTAGGATCGAAGGTATCTGTATATACTGCATAGGAGTTAGCTGAACCTAACGATTTAGCAGCTGCTTCTGACATATTACTTGCTGACATAACTACGGAATGTTTTTATATTTTTAAAAATAAGGTTTATTTGTTCTTCTGACAACTCAATATCTAAGTTATCTGCTAATTTAGCTTTCGGTTTAGGTACGGTCAAACCGTGAGGTCCTAATTCATTACCTACCCAACCGTTAATAACCGGTGAACTAGTATCTAATGAATAGATAAGTCCCTTTAATACAGTATTTAAATCGTTAATCAAAATAAACTCTACTGGATTCTGACATCCTAGTAAGTGGAACTTAGGTAAACCAATGCCCATATTAAATCTATTTGCATACCACCAGTTTAAAAATCTAGCTCTTACTGTTACGAAGTCTGAATCTTTAACTAAGTCAAAAGGTAATGCGATAATATCTACTTTTTCTTTTAGGTAGTAATCTATACACTCTGCAATTTGCTCAAAGGTATCGCCTTGACATACGCCAATGTACTTCTGCCCCTCTACTCTGTAACTCTCTAAATACTCTTTTGCATTAAGCAAGGTTTGATCGTAGTTGTTTACTACATCAGGAAGTACAAGATGGGTAGGTTTATATTCCTTACCCAACTCGTAAAGTTCTTCCATTGGTATAGATTTGCCTAATTCAAATGCTGAATTATCTAGTATAGAGTACTCTGCTGTTTTAAGCTTTTCTTTATAAAAGTTAGCATATTCTGTATCCAAGCTTAATAGATGACCTAGTACATAAGGGTAATCACTCACCTCATCATGACGGTCAAATAAAGCTTTCGGTATTTCATGTGAAATTAAAGGCATAATTTATTTTTTATATTCTGATAATACTTTTTCTACTTGATTCTTTGCAAATTGCCAGCTAACAGGACCTGTTTCGTCAGCATATTTTACAGGATCAGGACGTCCTAATTTAATAAATGCTTCAATACGCTCTACTGATGCAGCTGATTTATAATCACTAAACCAACCTTCATAGCTAATCTCATCATTTACCCGTACTGTATGTAGCATTGGTTTATAAGATGTATTAGTACGTTTATATACTTCATCGAAGTCTAAACCTAATTGCTCGCATGCTTTTAAACCGTCTTCTAAGATTTCGAATTTATTTACTTTTAAGTAAGGAGTATAAACTGATACTAATTCAGCACTCCAGTTACCGATAATAAATGCATCAAAGTCAGCATCTCTAAATTCTTGACGGCAGTCAGGATATATTGCATGATCGCCCGCGTGAATCCCCATTGCAATAGCTACTTCTTGACCAATAGAACAATCTTCGTTAATAGGTCTAGTAGCAATTGATAAAGCTACTGCTTGAATCAAAGAAGCAAATATTTTATTACGATTAGGTACAACAGTATCTTTCATGTTGTCTTGCTCGTAATGTCCTTCAGGTACGTCTTTACCGCCTTCAACTAAAGTTGAATTTAATAACTGTGCTAAACCATCTAACTTAATAATTTGATGTCTTACAGCAGGATAGGCTTCAATAAATCCGCCTTCAACGTGATCTGTGTGCGTTAGTCTGTTAGCGTTTAGGTAAGCTACTAAATCAGTAGCACGTTCTAATTCTACTTTGTGCTTTTGGCCATAGTCAAAACCTAATGCTGTTACTTCATAGCCGTTAGCTAATAGGTGTAACAAAAGAGTACTGCTGTCAAGCCCGCCACTGAGACTTAACACCGCTTGTTTTTTGTTCATAAAAATTAAAAATTAAAATACAGGACGTATTATTTTATGAATCGATTAGTCCTATAACCGATATATTAAATTTAAGCTTTTTGTTTGAATTTACCAATAAATCTACCGTGTATTTTTTCATGGCATTCAACACAAACTGTTCTTCCATTTTCAATACTAAAAGCTTTATCTAGATCTCTACTTATAGGAACTAAATGATGAGCTTGTAAATAACCTTTTACTCCGCAATCTTGACAAGTAAAATTATCTCTCTTAAAAACTGCTTGCCTCCATTCTTTCATTCTCGGATCGTTTCTCTTTTTTTGATTAGAGTTTGTTTTACCGCCCTTCCAGTTAGCGTTAGCAGATCCTGTTTGATTACGTCCATAAGCAGGATTTTCTGAGCCTTTCTTGAACTGCGTTCTTTTTGCTTTTTCCGAAGTTTTAAGAGCTTTTGAAATATTTGCCTTGTGAATTTCTGATTTAAGTTTGCCTGTCATGGCAGTAGAGAGATTTTTTTTCATTTCAGGAGTAAATCTCTTCTCTACAGTATCTCTATTAGCACATACTCTACTACAGTACTTTCTTTTTAAGTACTTTTCTTTCGATACCCTTGTTGTGTTTTCAAATTCAGCTTGACATATTATACATTTCGGCTTCATTTTATTTTTTTATTATAAATAGGTAGTCCACCGGATAAAAACAGTATTGCTAACCGAATTATTTTTTATCTTGCTTACTATTAATGTCTTTTTGCATTCCTAGTATTTGAGTAGTTAAGCTTCCTACTAGAGTACCTAACTGTGCCCAAATATCTTCAGTTTCTTTTTTAAGGCTCTTAATAAGTGTTTGTTGGTAAATTTGAATACCTATAAGAACAACTATAATACAAATATAAAGTTGTTCGGGTGTAAAAGTTAATGTCATAATATAAAGATACTACTTATTTTTCGGATCAACAACTTCATCCATAAACTTAGTAAATTCTGGTGTGCCTGGAAATCCTATAAAATTAGGATTATCCATAACTCTCTGTAATGCTTTAATGGTTAGATCTTTATTCTTAGTATCGACAAGTAGAGGTTCTAAAATATACTCTTCTGTCGAACCGTTTTTACGGTTTAAATAAAATAAAGTACCTACTGCAGCTCCTAAAGCTTCGTAGTATTCCTTAGCTGTTGTTTTCATAGTATAATTCTCTTACTTTTGCTCCTAATTCTTGATCATTAGGTGTATCATAAATTAAATTCATAGGAACGGCCATATGTCTACGCTCAGTACCTTTGTTCCAGCACTTAGTACATAACTGACCTGCACCTTCTATATAACCAACTCTCATATCAATATGATCGTGGTATTTGTATTCAGTATCTGTGCCACATAGTACACATTTCTCAATAGGATTTGTTTCCTTTAGTCGTTTTTGTTCTGCTTCTAAAGCACATGATAAATGATCAAAATCGTGAAGGTAATCGATGTCTACTTCTGATGTATCTTTACCGCAGTACTTGCAAATGTAAGCTTCCATATATTATACTTTTAATTTTAATTCATAGGAAGGATTAATGCAAGCTATCCCAACATTTCCATTAGAGTATATTCTCATTCGCTCTACTCCATTTACTCCGATCCTCATATCAGAATCACCTGTTACAAGAGGAATAGTTAATCTTTCAGGAGTTGAAGATATTGGTAGTGCTGCTGCCATAGAGGCCATAGCAATCATCTTTAAAAAGTCTCTTCTGCCGCTCATCATACGTTTAATGTTTTACTGTAGTGTTAATAATATCCGGAAGTTTACCTCCCCCTAAATCGGTTAGGCTATTCCATTTATCATCGCCAATAATACCATCTACTGTCCATTCTGTTTTAATGCCGTTTTCAAAGATAGGTATTGAATATGTTTGCTGCATTTCGGGTTCCATACTATACGTTTAATGTTTTATTCCATCTATTAAAAAAGTTAAGATCATTTTTAAGTAAGTACTCAAACTCTTCTATTTTTAATATTCTAAATGTTCCAGCAGGATCCTCTACCAACCAATTATCATAAAGCCAGTCATCTAAATCGCCTATATCAGATTTTCTCCATAATTCATTCATTTCATTACTGTAGCTGTCGTGAAGTATTTCTAATTCCATCTGTTTTATACATTTAATGTTTTATTCCAAGCTGCAATATGCAATCTAGTTAATCCTCTAAATCTATACTTCTTAGCCATCTCCATTACAAATCGAGTTCTCTCTTCAAAGTTAGCTGCATCATCTAAACCTGGCATACAGACCACATGCTTTAAAGGAATGTTAAAAGGTACTACAAAGTCTCTAAAGATTTCTTTGACGTCTTCTTCGGTACTTATAACGAACTTGAACTGATAATTTTTATGTAGTTTTATGCGCTCAATTGCTTCAGGATTAATACGTTGTTTTTCTGTCATACCTGAATTAGCTAACTTAGGTGAGCAGTTAATTTGATCAAGCATATTAAATAACTTAACATCTATTACTATAGTACCGTTAGTTTCAATTTCATAGAATGGTTTAACATTATTAACGTCTAGATATCTTGACATCCAGTAGTTAGTAAAGTTAATAATCGCTTCTTGATGTCCTTTGATAGTAGGTTCACCGCCTGTCCAAATAATATGAACAGTACCGTCTTTAATATCTTGGTAAACACCTTCCTCTTTCCAACGATTAATTAGGTAATCAAATTCTTTATCTTCACCTCTCCATAACCATTGAGAAGTAGAATCACAAGTCCAAGTAGCTTTACCCTCTGCATGCAAGTCGCCTACAAAGATTTCACCGTCTTCTAACTTCTGTTCCTTCTCTAATTGATTAGTAAATGCACGAGACATACCGCAAGTTAGGTTACAAATACCTAAACGTACAAAATATGCCGGTATACCACTGCTAATACCTTCACCTTGGATTGTATAAAAGTCACTACTGATGAGTAACTTATTTGGATCTATCTTGCTCATTACTTTTTACGTTTTAATTGCTTTTCTGAGATAGTTTCTTCTACTTGTTCTTTGATTTCTTCTACTTGCTTTACAGATACAGTTCTTGTACCTGCTTTCCACTCGGATTTAGATACGTATTGAAATCTATTACCTACTTTCTGGTAAGCTTCTAAATCACTTACTCGTGTAATACTTCCTGTTTTTGTGTCTTTTAAACATTTCATAGTTTCCTCCATGTTTTTATTTGAATAATGTCTTTATATAAGTAAAGGTATAACTTATTTGTGGTACTTCCAACAAAAAAGATATTAAATTTGCGTGATTATCACCGCATAAACCTAATGTATGTTCTATTACCTCTAGCATAACTTACTTTTTATCTACGTAATGATGTAGTTTTTTATATAGTCTATTTAACCTAATCTGACAGTACCATTTTCCCATATTACCGCTTGCATTTTTATATCTTTCCTCCCAGTACTTAATGCCTTGATTGGTTTTTTTATTAGCTTCTTCAAGATAATCGATATCCCAGTAGCTATTATTCTCAAGTATCTCCTCATCAGTAGGAATATAGGGATGTTCCTCTCTATACTCCTCGATAAGCATTTTGCGTCGAGACTTTTCTTGGTTTTTTTTAAATTTTCCTGTCGTCATACTCTAATACTCCTTTTTCTTTTGCATAAGCAATGATACTTTCTCCATTAGCCTGCATAAAGTTATCTTGTTCTGTAATTTTAATACTACTTTCAAAGCACTCAGTCCAGCAATTAGGTGTTTCGTAAATTTTTACGCCATGAATCTTTAAACCTGTAGTTGCAGTACCGTATAAAGTATAAGATAAGATACGCATTGCAAGAAATACTTCCTTGGCTATATTCTCTACTGAAGGATTACAGTACTCACCCTCACCGTTTAAACTCATTAACCACAGTTTAGTACCGTATTCTTTAGTTGTTTTAATTAACAACTCATCTTTTGGATTTAAAATCATACCGTGATCAAGTATATCGTCAATCCATTGACAAAATACCCTCTTGATTTCCTTGAAATCTAGGGCATAGCCAATTTCTTCCATGTTTTCAAACGAGAATGTTAATTCGTAGAGGTAAGTATGACCGTGAATATTATAACACTTCATAAATTCGTTCATGACTCTGTGGCCTGAATCGAAATTACCCTTTCTACTGATGTACTGTATCTTATTCATAACTGTATTTTTATAAAATTAAGTGTTTTCTTTCAAATAACCAAATTCTTCACTGACTATTTTATTTCCGTGCTTATGTTTTGGAGTATATGGACAGTGTCTACATCCATTTCCACAGCATTGCCCTCTTTCAAAATGGAAAAGGGCCGTAAAAATGACCCTTTCCCCTTCCAAGTAGTAATGTATTCCTTGTATAAAATCCTTTTTATCTGACATACTAGGCAATTTCACAAGCACCACCTGCGCAGGCAGCCTCTCCCATTAAATTAGTATTATCTGCAAATTCAACAACCTTAGATAAGTCTACATTCTGTAAATGTGTAATTGACTCATTATATTTCTCTTCTGTAATATCTTCAAAAGGAGCTTGGATATAAGTTCCACCATTGTAAGGTAATACAGATAATCCATTATAGAATTTTCTATTTTCCCACATCCATTTTCCTACCATTTCCCACTCGTCTTCCTTAATTGAGACAGTAGCTGAAATATTATGTGTGTTTTGACCTGATCTATGTCCTGGTTTAATCCAGTTTTGATAGAAGAACTTAACTCTCTCTAATAAATCAATAGCAGACTCAGTTCTAAAGATAGATCCTTCTGGCGCTTTTTGTGGTACTGAAATTACTGCAGTATCATGAGGACGGAAGTATTCATCTTCGACTAATTCCGGGTTATGTACTGCAAGATGTGAGTATATTGCTTCATTCTTACCTACTCTAATTCTACGAACATAGTAATCGTTATGCCATGCGTGAATTCCTGATGAAGTTCCTAAAGTTAATGAAGAAGTTCCTGAAGGTTTAATTGTAGTGCATCTAGCAGCTGCATTAATACCTAATAGTTTAGCAACTCGCTCGTTTTCTTCTTTAACAATCTTTGCTGCTACTTTTAAATCCAATTTTTGTGCAGCACCTGATCCAATACCTGTCATACCAACACCGATTAAACCATCTTTTTCAGTAGTTCTTTGCCATATTGGACGTAAGTAATGGAAGTTGGTATAAGATGCTTGTAAAGTACCAATGAAAGATGCTGCTTTTACACGTGCATTTAAGTCATCCTGGTCAACTACATCAGAAACATTTACTTCGCATAAGTTACAGAATTGGAATGGACGTAACGCAATCTCACAACATGGATTAGTTCCCCAATCCTTATCATTCGACAAGTAAATACCGGGCTCACCCGCACCACTTGCCTTAATTTTGTCCCACAAGCCGAAGAAAAACTCCTCAGTCACTTTATTTCTTAGTAATACTGCTGAATTGTTGGCTCTTCCGCGTTGTGGGTTAAGTTCCCACCATGCACCTGACTTAGCCGAAATCATATCATCGTCATCTGCACTGAATAAGCTAATTAATGCTGCTCTTCTAATACCTCCTGTCAATACTGCATCGGCAATATGACAAACTATATCGTGAACTTCAATAGAAGTTAATTTATCGTTGTTTTCTTTACTATCTAATATACCTTGAATCTTAATTAAACACTCTTTTAATGGTTGAGGGCCGGGTGCTTTACCGCCTGTAGTAATTAAGGCAGCTCCTTTAGCTCTAATGTCAGAAAAATCGAATGCTGGAGAAGATCCACCTTCAAAGTAAGATCTAACTAGTATTTTTATTGCATCAGCCCATCCTTCAATAGAATCACCAATCAAGAAACGTCTAGTTTTCTTTGTATCTGGCTTTCTGATTTCAGGTAATTGCTCAACGTGATGCTTCTGTACTGAATAACCTACCCCAGTACCGCCTAATAGTAAGAACATCGTTTCTCCAAAGGCTCTCCAATCGTCAATTGGAAGATAAGCACAGTTGTAGATACGGTTTGGACTAATTTCAATAGGCTTGCCTGCAAATTGCATAGAACGCATTGAAGGTAAAGCTTTTCTATCGTAGACAAACTTGTAAGCACTCTCGATATCCTCACTCAACTTAGGGAATTTCTTTAAATGCATTGCTTTATTCCTATCTACCAGCTCTTGCCACGTTTCTCTTCTGTTTACTGTAGGATTAAACTTTGCATACTTCATGTAGACTGTCAAATCCGAAAGGATACTACTACTCACCTCCATTTTCTAAATATTTAATTGTTGTTTTTAAAATTTTAATATCGTTTTTACAGATAGATATATCAGCCGAAGGTTTTTCACTTTCGGAATTTTTTATAACTTTTATTTCAGTTTAGGCCTTTCCGGCTGCTTGTTCTTTGAAAATAGTCTCCGTGTACTTAGTTGTACTTGCAGGAGGTCTGAAGGTATAATCAACGTTATAGCGCTCTACTAAATCATTAGTGCCATTAGCTTCCATTTTGAAGACGAATTGCTCATAGGTTTCTTGATTTGGCTTTGGAGCCAATGGATTCTTATTTTTCTTATTTAGTAAGCCTAGTAAACTCATACCGATTATTTTTTGTATTTATAAATATCCTATTTCCCCAATTCAAAGAACCTTTGCTGCAAATAATTTCTCTCCT